CGTGGGTGGTGGCTTCGTAGCCGACTGCTTCGGCCTCGTCGAGCCAGCCAGCACGCGGGACCTTCCCGACCGTCTCGTCAGTCGGAGGAGGATACTGCGGTCGATCATCATCATCCGCCGGATGGTCGACGGTAAGCGGTTCGCCCGACTGGGTGTTGGCTGCCTTCTTGAGCTCCTCGGCAGTCATCAGGACTCGCGTCCCGTCATCCATATGTAGGATGTCCCCAGCTGCGACGGCGACCCCGCCGAACGTCCACGGAGGACCGCCGTCGTCATCGTCTTGACCTGCGGTTAGCCGAGCCGTTCGGGCCGACACCCGCAGGTCTTGTGTATCTGGTTTCATAGAATCGTGTCGCCCCCAAGACCTCGCCCGTCACGTCTGTTTGACGCGGCCGCTTGCAGAGGTCATCGGGCCTGGAGGTCTACGTCGCGACCGCCTGAGCCGTCAGTTCGCGTGCTTCGTCAGCGTCGGCCTGTGCGAGGGCGGTGTAGAATCTCTCGTTACGAACGAACGCCCCAGCTCGAAGCATGACCGTGAAGTCGACAGGGTGCTCCTGGAAGGCGGCCGCGGCAGTCTCGTTGACGACCGGGAGGACCGCGCATCTACAGTTGGGGTGCAGGGGAGGTTGGTATCCCGAGCCTCGGAACTCACTGATCGGCCACGGGCCCTGCTCAGCAGCAGTCCGACACTCCTGACAGACGCTGTTGTCGCCTGCCGTTTGGATACGCATCTCGGGCTCAATCCCGACAGTCTCGATATCCTGCTCCTCGTAGCGCTGGAGGGTTGCCTCGGTGTGAGAGTTGATGATCTCCGTTCGAGCGAGCGTCGTTGCTCGTGTCTTCCCGATCTTGTCGACGCGGTCGGAGATCCGCCGCGCCATCTCACTGGGCGAGACGCCTTCCGAGAGGCCGGTTGCGAGCTCTCGTGAGATGTTCTGACTCACCGCATCAGTGATCCCGTCGAGTTCGGCGTAGTTGCGTGCGAACAGTGATTCGAGTCGACGTTGATGGACCGGTACTCGGATCGTATCCGAAGCACTCGATCCCGACACGGGGATGCCGACATTCTTCAGGTTCGCGTTGGCGTCCTTGATCCCGCGCTCGTAGGCACGGCGTACCCAGATGTTCTCGTCACGCCGGATCACATCCAGGATCTCGTTTTCTTCGGCTTCATCGAGCCAGTCTTCGAACCGGGCGATCCGTTCAGCAGGAGGGAGTGAACTGAGATCGGGCGGTGATTCGATCGCCTTGAGTTCGTGCCGTTCGGCGAACGTCTCGGTCAGTTCGTCGACATCTGATTCGGACAGGTCCGACTCCCGGAGCCCCAAGACGTCGTCCTTGACTATCGCCTCCCGCATCGCTGCGTTGAGTGCTGCGAACCGCCCACGCAGTCGACGGGCGTACGTGTCACGGATGGTCTTCGTGTTTGTGGGGTCCTGCTTCCCAGCGGTCAGTGTGTAGAGCCGAGGAGACGGCATTAGTCATCACCTGGGGCAGTGGCCCGCTGGAACTGGGCGTCGACTTCGGGATCGGTCTCGTCGAGCTCTGGGAGATCACCGTTCTCCAATTCACTCGGGAGCGTGCCATCATCGATGAAGTCGAGTTGTTGCTCTGGAGTGAGAGCACCAGGTGCAGCCTCCAACCATGTCTTGAGTGCCTTCGACCGCGTTTCCCTGATGTTCGCCCGGTCCTCTTCGGACATCTCAGCCAGCGGTGGCCACTCGACCTCGTAACCATCGCGAGCTTCGGGGATCGTGCCGACGTCGACCAGTCGATCAATCAACTCACGAACGATGATGGGGCCGACGAATTCGTTCTGTCGCTCAGCGATCTTGCCGTACCACTCTTTGAGGTCCTGACTCGTCGCGCGCTCCCCAGTCTCGTTGCCCTTGAGTACCGACTGGGGGATGCCTGTCTGAGCCGAGATCGCCTCGATGTTCGGGTCGATGACCGGCCCGGGATCGATGTTCTCCCCGCCGAGACTTTTGACGTCGTCGGCCCCTTGCGTCCGGAGGACGTTTTCGAGGCCGTGTTGCCAGCGCTGGAGGTGTTCCTGGAGTTTGTCGCCGCCGTCATCGAGTTGGAAGTCTTCCGAGATGTTGATGTGGATACCCCACGCAGCCGCACGGTAGACGAGCTGGCCCGCGGAGCCCAGCGTCTTCTCGATGTCGACGATGTTGTTGTAGACCGGGCGTTGGCGTTCGACGCCACGGAGTTCGTCATCGAGGAGCTCCTCGCTGGGGATGTGGACAACACGCGACCAGTGGACCCAGACCGAATCCGAGCCACTGTACTCCATAACCCCCTCGGTCTCGTTCTCGTCGGAGAAGTCGAGTTGGTACTTCACCGGTTCGTTCCAGCGCCCCGATCCTGGACCGCCGACGACGACGTCGGAGATCGACGCCCGACTAAACGGCTTGAGCCCAGTCAGTTCGGCACCGGCGTCGACAGGCGTATCGAGGTCGCCCTCGCCTTCGGTGTCGTCGAACTCTAAGACAAGCGCGCCAAACTTCCCGATCCCGGCGAGCTTGTCTGCCCGGCGGCAGTAGTGCCATAGCCGGTTCTCGTCGATAACGTCTCCTAGTTCACTCTCGAACTGGGTCTCGCCACTTTCGACTTCAGCGCCGTCAGAGATCTTAGGCGGGTTTCGCCACGTGGTCTCTGGCGGGAGAAACGTGACAGCATAGGCATACGGGTTCCGCAGCGCGAGGGCATAGAACTCGTCGACGCTGGGATCCTTATCCCAGTTGAAGACGTCGTAGTAGTCTTCGTCTCCTGGAAGGTTCTCACCCAGCTGCTCCATCAGCGCGAGACGCATCTGGTACTCCTGACGAGTACTCAGACCGTCTTCGGCGACGAGCTCTTCAAGCTGCTCGCTGTCTTCGGCGACTGTGTCGTCGGTCGACTCCGCAGTCTCAGTGGTATTTGTATCAGGCATAGTATATGATCACCACGTTCCGGTCCCGCCATTCGAGTCGTCCTCGACATACCGATCGCCCATGATCGCATACCGCAGCGAGTCGAGAGCGTGGTCTTCGGCTCGCTTCGTCCCAACGTCGTCTTCCTTGTACGACTGGAACTCGTTGATCAGCTCAGTGAGTTCCTCGACCACTAGGAGGCCCGGACCGATCTCGGGGTCGACTTCAAGCACACCGCGGACCTCGTCGATTCCTTCGTCGATATCCTTCTCAGCTGCGGCCGCACTGAAGCCAGCATCGCGGAACTTCTGGATGTGTTCGGGATCGTGGTCACAGAAGACCTCGCCCGGCTGTTTCGACTGCTCGAACGCCCATCCCGTGCCATCATCGGGATCGATGAGATCGTCGAGAGGCTGCTGAGTCTCGTGGTACATATCGACCGCGACATACTGGTCGGCTGGCGTCTTGCCGATCTCAAGGAGAACCCTCGGATCTTTGAACCCGTAGTCGTAGCCGTAGATCCGCCAGTCCTCGCGGATGTCGACCTCGTCCCTGGAAACGACGTGCGTAGTCCTGGAGAACGAAGAGTAGACGAGTCCCTCGGCGGCCGCGAAGCCGCCACCGAGACCTTGCTGTTCCTTCTCTGTCCCTTCGAACTGCCGGACCAGCTTCTCCTTTTCCGGGAGGAACGGGTTTTGTCGGGAGTCAGCAACAATGTTCGTGAGCCGTGTCGGGAGGGGGTCGTCGTCCGGAGTGACCTGCCGCTCGACGAAGTCGTAGAACTGATTGTATCCGTTCCCCGTCGACGTCCACAGGGTGACGTTCGGGCCCTCCTGTGTTCGCTGCCGGGAGAGCAGCATCCGGTTGAGGTCGAAGATATCGGTGTGCTCGTAGTGGGAGACCTCGTCGCACCAGATCGAGTTGAACTCACCACCAGCGTACCGATTCCAGACGTCGGCCGAACCGAGGCGGACGACTGAACCGTTGAACCAGGTGATCCGGCTCTCATTGCGGTTGTAGTCCTGGACGAACGGGCTATTTTCTGGATCGCCACCCTCGTCAGGAACTGTGTCATCGCCCGGGAGTTCGTTGAAAAATACCTTGTACGTCGTCGGGCCGCCTTTCTGGGAGTCTGGTGCGATGATGAGATTATCCGATCCAGGAATCTCAGTCGCCTTCTCGATGATCCATCGGGAGCCGAGGATCGACTTCCCAGAACCGTAGCCGCCACGGAAGACGACGACGTCGTGGTCGCCTGAACGGAGTGCATCTAAGGCCTTGAGTTGAGCATCCCAGAACCCCCAGTCGAGGTCGACAGCGCCTGGACGGGTGTCGACTTGAACGCCATCAGCTGCTAGACTCATCGACATCCTCCTCGGTGACCCGGTGGTGGGTGATGTTCACAGCGAAGTCGCCGGACTGCTCGATCTCGCCAGAGTGTTCGACGTCGAGCTCATCAGCAGGAGCTATGCCGAACGTGTCACAGATAGACTCGGCACGTTGCATAAACCGTTGGTCGCCCGTCCGCCGGAACTGTTCCATGGCGATCCCGGCAGCGGTCCGGGCAAACGCCTGAGCACCCTGCGGCGTCTCCGTCAGCTCCTCGAACTGCTCGACCCGCTGGATCTCTTTCTCGGTGAGGAAATCCTCGACGAAACTTGCCGAGTACGCTCCGTGTGTCGACGCCCAGTCGTTGTCTTCGTGAGAGCTCCCATCGCTCGAAGTCCCGCGGTGGTGTTTGCACTTTCCATCATCGAAATCAGTCCCATAGCCAGCCGGCTGGCCACAAGGGTCACCAGCGCGATTGGTACCGCCGTGGTCTCCGCAAGTGTCGTGTCCCATGGGGTGTTTCGTTCAGAATCGTGTCGGCGGCCCAGTCGACGGGCGAGCAGGGCCATAGCGTTGTTCGGTTTGGTCGTCGACAGCGCGGGGGTTGTTGTGCGTGCCGTCGTGATGGCAGCGCCGACACCGTGACGTGAGATTGTCGGGATCGTTGTTACCGCGCTGTTGATCGACGTGATGCTCCTCGACGTGATCGGCGGGGCCACCGCAGCAGGTACAGTGGTTACTCATCAAGATCTACTCCGCGGAAATTGAGAGAGTCTTTTCATCGCATCCTGGACAGTGGTCAAGGCCAGCTGGCAGTTCAGTAGCTCGTTGCGAGAACCCGCAGCGCTGACAGATGGCGATCTTGCCCGAGAGGAACAGTGCTTCGGAACACTCGCGACAGATGGTGGCTGTCTCACCTGGTGAGAACAGTTGCGTCAGTGTCGACGGTGACGTCTTCAAGAACGATTCTCGGAATTCGCCCATGAAAGCAGGCGCACGGTCGTAACGCTCCTCGCAGACGTCACAGTTAAAAGTATATCCCATTGTGAGTTCACCAAAATTCAGTGCCTCGAAAGCCGTTTCTCTACTTCACCGGCAGTTTGGGTAGCCGTTGTGTTCGCGATGGTCGTTAGGTCTTCGTTGGTCATTGGTCATCTCCGCTCTTGTCGTTGACTTCCTCGGCGAGCGTGGCGATGTCGTCGGCGTAGACGGCGAGGAACTCCACAACTTTCCAGCCGCCGACAATCATGGCCACTGCCATGAACGTGAGCAGTGGATCGGCCCCCTGCGAAATCGCGTAGAAACCGAGGAACACAGCCGCCAGCTCGGCGAGCGATTCAATGAGTTTGTAGAGTCCGAGCGTCATCTTG